CAAAATCCGCCCGCAATTCTATCGCTGTACCCATGACCATGTCCTCCCAAGACCTGCCGCCATAGATTCAGACTTTCGGCGCGTTGGGAATCCCCTCCTGAGTCAGCCTTCGCGCCGCTTGGTATTATAGGCCTCTTCTGTCTTTGGATGGCTGATCAGCTTGTCGAAGAATTCCGAGCTGACCAGTGCATGCGCGGTGGTCATTGTCTCGCCAAGCAGATTGTCTTCCATGGCGCGCAGAACGCTGCGGACTTTGCCCTGCACATTGGTGCCTGCTGTGCCAAAGGCAAAGTCGACCGAGATCTTCTCCAGACCGAACTCGCTGAAATAGTCGTAAAGCGTGGTGCCGGCACCGTCCTTCACGATGCCACGCAGCGCATTCATCTCCATGTATTCGCGGGTCTGGGCATGTTTGCGGCGCATCAGTGTCAGCTTGCGGTTCATCACTTCAACGAGGGGATCGGCGGCGTCCGACAGGCCCAGCGCGGGCATCCCCTGAATGTCAGCGGGCAAGATCACGTCGTCATGGGGGATCCAGGGTAGCGCAAAGGACCGCATCGAGCGCTGTTCGCGGTTCCCAACAGTGGCGGGCGCACCCAGCGGCACGGAGGGCAGAAGGCTGAGAACGCCCTCGCGCTGTTCGATCACGATGGAGCGTTGGGTGACGCCTTGAAAGCGGAACAGGCCAATCTGGCCAAGGCGGGTGTAAAGATTGGGCAGGATGTTGATGGCCTGCGTCATCTCGGCGAGCGAATAGCCGCCCGCGTCAAACGGGTTGCGGGTAATTGTCATGGGGAACTCCGGGGGATTGAATGGGAAGGGGGAATGTCGTGCGGCCAGATCAGGCGGTGTCGCGCGCAAGGATGCCCAGCGCTGCCAACTGGCTGTGCTTGGTGGCGGTCTTGGCCGCGTCATCTACGGTGGCGTCAAACACAAGCGCCGCTTTTGCGACGATGGCGGGGCCGCGCACGATAACCAATCCCGCCGCATCGGCGGACGTGGCATCAGCTGCGTAGAGTAGAACAGCAGCTGCGGTTTGCGCCCCATCTGTGCCACCCGAGGTCGCAAGCTTGTATTTGCCACTGGCGGTAATCCGGCCGAGCACGGCGCCAACGGGATAGGCGCTGCTCGCCAGCAGGGTGATCGTTTCGCGGGTGAAGTTTGGGTTGAGCTCGTATTTGAGGACATCGCCCATGGAGGGCGGTTGGGTCAGCACGGACATGGGGTATCTCCAAAGATATGGGGGACAAAAAGAAATCCCCCGCCGGGGAGGAACGACGGGGGATCAGGTGGGCGGTCAGGTATCCGGGGGGGGGGTAAGCGCTTCAGTGTCGACTGCCGGCTGATGCAGCTTTCTTTGCGGCAGCCACGATCGGGCTCTCTGCGTTTTTTGGGATAATCGGCGAAGGTGGTGCTGCGACGATGTCCCGGGCGTCAGCTGCCGCGCTGGCGCGTTCCAGAACTAGCCGACGCAAGGCTTCAGGTGCGGTGCCATCGCGCAGCGCTTTTGCTGCATCGATTGCGATGCCAAGGCGCCCCGCTTGCGCCGCAATATCGGCAATTTCCGCCGCCGCCTCGCGCATTTGCGCCGACAATTCTGCTAGATTGCTGGATTGCGCTGCAACTGGGACGGCGGCTGTCGCCGATGACGCGGGCAGTTGAGATGTTGTAGGCTGTGGGGCCGGAGCAGCAGGTGGAGCATCGGCGGCATCTGTTTCGCTATTCGCAGTGTCCATCTCGTCTGGCCCTGTGTCCTGCAGGCTGTCTTCGGGTTCGTTCTTGGTGGCCATGAGTGCCTCCTGTCTGGGTTGAGGAAGGGATGCGCGCTGAGTGCGCAGAGGTGGGAGCATCGGTGCGCTGACCAGCATCTGCCGAAAGGTGGCAAAGCCGCGCGCCAGATCGGTGACTTCGTCAGCAAGGCCTGCGCCCACAGCGTCCGCTCCGCGATAGGTTGCGGCCTCGGTTGCCAGTGCTGCCTCCTGGCTAAGCCTGCCAGCGCGGCCAGCCGCGACAGTTTCGGCGAACAGAAAGCGCAGCACGTCGATCTCGCGCTGGATGTTTGCGCGCACTCCCTCGGGCAGTGGCTCGTAAGGATTGCCGTCAACCTTGTGCTGTCCGGAATGGACTAGGGTGACGCGCATGCCGTCCTGATCCAGCTGGCCGCTCAGATCAGCATGCATCACAACGACGCCGATGCTGCCCAGCGCGCCGGTGCGCGGCAGCAAGATCCTGTCAGCCTGAGATGCCAACGCATAGCCTGCCGAGAAAGCGTGTTCAGCGACAAAAGCCCAGACCGGCTTGCTGCTCCGGATGGCACGAATGCGGTCTGCCAGATCAAAGACGCCAGCCACCTCACCGCCGAAGCTGTCGATGTCCAGCGCAATGCCCCGCACGGCCGGATCGCTGGCTGCGGCGTCGATCTGGGCTGCGATCCCTTCATAGCTGGTCTGGCCGGAGGATTGGCCGATCCAGCTGCCTCGGTGGATCAGCACGCCCGCGATCTCGATCACGGCGATGCCATCTACAACTGGATAGGGTGCATCGCCATGTTGGCGCAGGCGCTCTGCAAGGTTCCCTGCAAGAATGCTAGCCCGGGCGGGCAGGGCGGTGGTGCCAGGCGCATCGGTCACATCGCTGCCTGGCAGTTTCAGCTGCCGCCCAAGGATGCGCGGCCCAAGGCCGGACAGAAACGCCATGGCTTTGGAGGGCTCAACAAGTAGCGGCGTGTTGAACGCGCGCGTGGCAATGCGGGCGTGGAGCATCAGGATTGGTCCTCTTCAGTGCGAGAACGCGCGGTCACGTCATCGGCTGTGTCATCGCTGCCATCATCATCTTCGCTGTCGTCGTCGTTGACCGGCACTGCCTGCACGCCCTGCGCGGGCGAGCCCGGGCGGCGGAAGTCGAGGCCCAGCGTACGTTCGCGAGCCCGTTCGGCCGCGATCTCGCGATCAACCTGTTCGGCGTCATAGCCGCGCTCGGCGATGGCCTGCGTCCGGGATTTCAGCCCCGCTTCAATCGAGGCGATTTCAGCATTGGCGTCTTTGAGCGGATCGACCCAATCCCATTTCGTGGGCAGCCAATCCGCAGTGAGTAGCTGCACGCGGTTCGCCTCATAGCCGGGCAGGGCGAGAGCACCGGAGAGCACGGCCGCATCCATCCATCGCGCATAAACAGGGCGGCAGAGCTGATAGACCATGACGGAATGCTGCCAGGCTGAGACACGGCGGCGGAATTCGATCAGGGCGAGCCGTGAGTTCGAGAAGTTCCCCTTCACCATGTCATTGGCGATGTAGGGGTATGGGATGCCCAGTGCGGCCGAGATTTGCAGCAGTGTGCGGTATTGAAATGGCTCATAGGTTCCACCGCTGTCAGCGGGTTGGCCCACGGTTACATCTTCACCTGGATCGAGCCGGACAATCTGGCCCGGGCTGATTTCAATACCGGCGGGCGTTTCGTCATCCTCGGTCAGCGCCAGCGGGTTCTCTGGCGCGGGCGAGGTCACGAACATCGCATACATCGCCGCGACCTTCTTCCGGTCGAGTTCAGCATCGTCATACTGATCGAGCAGGAACAGCTTCACGATGGCGGGTGCCAGTTTCGACACACCACGTAGCTGCCCGCCCTCGACGGGATCAATGACATGGATGACCTCAGATGCTGGCACGCGGACAATCTCACCTGCCAACCCCGGATCGGTGCTGTCGCCCGGATGGCGGCGGAAAAAGTGATAAGCCACCCGCCGTCCAATTCGGTCAAACTCAATGCCCTGCCGGATGGCGTTGCCGTTGGCCGCGATCCCCGTCTGTTCCAGCGGCAACATCTCCGCAGGCAACATCTGCAGCTGGAGGGGGACGCTCAGCCCATCGCCCGGGCGGCGCATGCGGATGCGGAAGAACACCTCGCCTGCCAGAAACACCTCACGCGCGGCGCGGCGCTGCAACCCATAGAAGTCGGTCAGCCCCTCCGCATCAGCCTCGTCGGTCCAGGCGAGCCAAAGACGCTGCAGCTCTTCCTTGCGCACCGCATCCCCGATTTTTGATATTGGCTTGATGCCATCGCCCACGGTATTAGCAGCCCAGCTTTCCACGGCATTCACCGCATAGCCGTTATTGCGCACCAGCCAGCGGGCGCGGGCGGTGATGTCGGGGCCAGAGGCTGCGATCAGCGCGTTGACATGGGCCCGTGTTGCCTGGAATCCGCGCAGGCGGCGGTGATGCTGGCCAGCATCGAACCCACCGATGAAAGCGCCCAAACGCTGCCGCCAGTTCATCACAGATCCTTCACGGCATAGGGGCGCAAGATGCGCCCGGCGCCGCGCTCAAGCTTTGCGATACGGCGCTCAATATCCCCTATCGCTGCAGCAAGCTCTGCGTCCGAGCCATAGGTCACGGTCTTGCCGTCATAGCTGACTGACCGTGTGCCGCTGTAACGCGCGGCCAGCAGCGCGCTGTGGCGGAGTTTCAAGTCATCGAGGGTCATGGGACTCACTTGTCTAGCACATTTTGGGTGTGTATGTTTCGTATGTATCAGGAGAGCCCAATGCCGCACGCCACATCAGAAAAGTTACGCACCAATATCACCCTGACGGCCGCCAACCTGGCCGCCGCGCGGGAGTTTGGTCTCAATGTTTCGGCCATCAGTGACGCCGCAGTCGCCGAGGCCGTCCGGTTGGCAAAAGCAAAGGCCTGGGCTCAAGAGAATGCATCCGCCATCGCAGAGCGTTGTGCCTGGATCGAAGCGAATGGAACGCCCTTGTCGGATATTCAGGTTCTGAAGATCGACTGATGGCACAGTTTCAGGTTTATCGTATCGCTGGTGGCCGATTTGTCCTCGACCTCCAGACTGATCTTATCGAGACCGGTACACGCGTGGTGGCGCCCCTCATACCAGCCGGTTCAGGGCCAAAGGCCATTGGACGCCTCGAGCCAGTCTTCATGATAGAAGGTTCAACATACGTTCTTCATACAGCTGAGATGGCTGCGATCCCGTCGGCGCTGCTCAAGGGTGGGTCTGTCGCCGATCTTCGCGCCTCCGACTACGAGATTCGAGGCGCCCTCGATATGGTGTTTTCTGGCTTCTGATCACTCCATGTATCTGGGCGTGCTGATCTTCCAGCCACGCCGCCGCGACGTGGTGATGCGCCCGGCTTGCGGTTCAGTCGATTTTTCGGGCTCAGCGGTTTGCGTGATTGCTGCCGTTTGCACGCCCGCCTGCTTCTCCAGCTGCCGCCACATGCGCTCGTCGAAGCGATCTGCCCCAAGGATCCACGCGGCAGCCCGCGCATAAACGCGGGTATCCAGCGCTTCATTCCGCTCGCGCAGCTTTTGCCACTCCTGCCGGGCAAAGCCGCGCTTGTTGCGCACGGTGATCAGCTGCTCGGCCACCAGCTGCTTGAGCCATTCGCTGTCAGCCCAGTCGGGCAGGTGGATCGTACCAGGGGGCATTGCCGCGCCCAGCGCCCTATCCTCGTCCGAGGGCTTTTCGATACGCAGATACCGATAGGTCTCTGCCTTGAAGGTGGCGGTGGCCACCGTCCAGAGCCGGGCTCCGCGCTTTAGTTTGCGTCCATTCACCGTGGCATCGACAAAGGTCGGCCCCGATACCGGCGTGGCGCGGTTGAAGCCTTCCAAGCCTTTCACGGGGGCGACTTGCGCAATGCCCTGCTTGCGCGCCCAGGCGTAGACGGCGGCGGACTCGTAGCCGGTGTCGATTGCGAGCTTCGCCAACGTCATGATCGCACCGTTCTCATGCGTCCATGTCTGAGCCAGTAACGCTGTCAGCTTATCCCAGCAGGCAGGATCATCCGGCCCGCCCGGTATCACGATGTGATCGACAAGCCAGCTTTCCAGCCCGCGGCCCCAAGCCCAGACATCGACCTCGATGCGGTCTTTTTGTACGTCCGCACCCGCCGTCAGGAATAGCCCACCCATGGGCACCTGCGCGGCAAACACCTCGCGCCGATCGGCAATCCGCTGCCATTCCGGGGCCTCACCGCTCTCCACCCATGTCTCGCCCAAGAGCGTGTTGCGCGCAGCGCGCAGCATCTCGTCCGAGCCTTGCGCTGCCAGCCAGTCCCGCGCGATCTGCTCCCAGCTTTTCCAGCCGATCGGCGAATAGAGTGCGGAGAGGTGGAAGCCAATGGCATGCGGGTTGTCGGAAACCGTCGTCGCCCGCCATTCACCACGTTCGAGCATCTGCGTCTTGTGGTGTTCGGCGATGGGCTTCTCACAGGCCTCGCAATGGTAGGCCGCCGTTTCCGGCTGCCCCTTGGCCCAGCGCAGCCGCTCGAACTGTAACCACTGCATTGCATCACAATGCGGGCAGGGTACGAAATACCGCCGCTGATCGCTGGCCTCAAACTCCC